AATTATTAGAAGCATCTAATTTATGACTTATATACCTAAAGGTAGTATTAGCACCTCCTGTTTCATTCGCATAATCAGTTATTCTCTCTATGGCAGATACATTATGCACTGTATAGTAATAAGCACCATATTTGTTTGATCTACCAAGTATAATACTAGCGTTAGAGTATACACTAGCAGGCACAGTAGCAAATTGTATTTCTGTAGTACTTTTCTTTATGTATAAATTACCTACTCGTAATACTTGATCATCAGCAGTTATATATGTACTAGTATCATCCGGATCTTGTATTTTTAAAGTAATACCAGACCCAGGTAGATAAATTTCATCTGGGAATACAGAATCTACTCCGTCAATAGTAACTACTGTACCATTTTCTTCTATTTCTAACCAATTAGCATATTCCTCTGAAGTACCTATATTTGCGTCTAAATAGTCTTGAACATCGGCTACAGTTTGAGCTGAATGATTTCCTACAGGTAGAGTTTTATTGGCATCATAATAATAATAACCATCATTACAAATTAAATCTTTATCGTACTGGTAATTAGCATGAGAGCTATTCCCTGCAGTGAGTGTAATATGAGAAAATCCCATTGCATAATTATATCCATCTCCAAGTAGCTCATACGTAAACATCCATACTTCGTCGTCATTTTCATCGTACGTTAATACGTGAGGCATGTAATCTATATCATAAAATCTATCGACTAATAAGAATAAATATTTATTACTTATTCTATTGCCAGTTGTACTTCCTGTTCCACTTACCCATTTAACTCTAAAATTAAGAAATACAGAATCAATTACATCACTATATATAGCACTACTACCACCCCCTACACCTCTAGTATAAGGTAAATCATCTAATAAATTTTCAGGATCTGGCATTCCCAAATATTTTAGATAATTCTTAGTATTTGTTTGTACATCAGCAAAAGTAGAAGAGTCTAATGCAATAGGAGTATCATAACTACCATCACTATTTAATCGACTGTGCCAGGTAAAGCCACTCCCACTACTATTATACTCATTAGGAACTTCTCCTTCATACAAATTAGTGTTATTTATTCTAAGTGTAGCTGAAGGAAGAACTTCGTGAAAGGAAGATACGACATAAGAAGAGGAGTCAATAAGAGTAAAGTTAGAATTAATATCAGGCATTGCGGGCACATAGTCCATATCCCCATCAATTCCTTCATCTCGTATTAGCTTTATAGCTTTATTATAGTCAAAATCATATGTTGAATTTGCTCTTTTATAAAAATTAATTATTTCATCAGTAAAAGATGTTCCTTTAATTAAGCAATTTAGAGCTATCTCATCAGAATTATGTAAATTATCTATATACGCATCATCATTATATAAATAAGAGTTCTGTGTAGAAAATTCACTAATTACTTTATCATGTGCTGCTGGCCCAGCTAAAACATTAAGAAAATCATTTAATACCTGTGCACCTGCAGCAACTACAGCTTCAGCAAAAGCTTGAGATTCCGTAACGACAATTGTAACTACGTCTTCTATTACTCCTACTACTCCACCCATAGCTTTGCTAGCCTGTAGGTTTCATATCGTCTATTACACCTTTTATGCTAGTACTAGTAGACCCTCCTTGTAATGGAGGAGTAGCTGTATCATTATCTTTACTTACAGACACATTTATAGCATAAGCATCTAGTAGAGACTTTAAATATTTATTTTCTGCATTCCATTTAAACCCTTTAGCTTGCTCAGTAAACAGAGTTATCTGCTTACCTGTTACACTACTAGTACTTGGTGTAGTACTTGATGATTGCAATGTTTGAGCATATTCAGTAATTTTCTTTTGATCTAACAGAGCTTTTTCTGCATCCACTTTCAATTCTTGTGCAATAGTTAATGCTGTATCTGCATTAGCTTTTTCCATACTAAGTGCAAAAGTGACTGCTTGTGCTAATGTGCTCTGCAAAGCTCCTAGATACACCGTAGCATAATCAGTACCCGTAATTCTACCTGCAGCAAATTGAGCTTCTAAGTGCAAAGTAACAACTTGCATTAATTCGTCAAAATTACCAGTTCCATTTGTTGCAGTAGTAGCGTCAGATAAAGTATCAAAAGATATAGCCATAATAATTTATTTGTATATCAGTTAAGCATTACCCCTAGCAGTTTGACTTGCTGCTAATTTATCTATTTCCTTTTGAGTCAAATCAGGTAAAATTTGCACATTATACTTTTTAGCTTGATACGGCTGCAAAACAGTATCACCGTTGGGTGTTTTAACAGACTTAAATTTTTGCATTTCTGCATTAGCAATCTGATTACAAATAACATTAGGTACATGCCATCCTTCTTCATTATTAAATGGTACATACTTTTTAATAGCTTTTCCGTTATTTACTCCACTAACTAAAACTGTGAATACTAGTCCTGCGTGACCAGATAAATCAGGATCATTTGGTATGACTATAATTCTTTTTAGATGCATACATTTTTCTTCTAAAGTCATTGCAGGCTTCTTTTCAGGCTTCTTTTTAGCCTTAGCAGGCTGTACAGGCGAAGATTTTACTTCTATAGGTACTTCAGCATCATTTTTATCTACATCGGCCTGTAACGCTTCTTTGAGCTTTTTTGCACTAGTTTTATGATGCTTTTTGATGCCTCGGCCAGTTAATTCTGCTTTAACATCTTCAATATCCATATTTTCAATATCCATAATTTTTTATTTTATAGTTTATATAATTCTCCTGTCACTCAAAGCTTCATTGCAATGAGTAACAGGAGAACATTAACTTAATGATTAATCCGCTTTAGTCCAAATAACACCTAAGCGTTCTGGGCGCATAGCGAGAAAACCATAGTACCATTTGATACTATAGAACCCTTTTTCACCATAAGGGTCATTTAAATCTGAAATATCACTTCCAGGTTTTTTATGGTTAATAGAGAATTTAACACTTTTACCATCAGTTTGGAAACCAACAGTAGTAAATGCTCCATCACCAACAACAAGCATAGGATAAACATCTATATTACTTGCTCCTTTTCCTTCGCCATATTGCATTTCAGGAACTACAACAATGCGAAAGTTATCAACAGTACCAATTTCACCATTTAGTACATTACCTGCATCAGCATATTTTTCTACGCCAACAAAAGCAGGATTACTATGTAAATCAACCATGGCCCGTAAAGCAGGAATCATTTCAGAACCAATATACATAATACGTCCACCATTAATAGTTTTAGTATCAGTCATACGGGAACCTGCAATAATTTTAGTTGATTTAGGAGTCTTCTGGTCATCTAAAGCAATAGACATACGCATAAGATCTTTATACACAACTAAACCATTTACAGAAGCTTTAGTACCTACATCACCGGTGGAAATTATTTCGGTATCAACAGCGTCAGTAGTAACAAACATAGTAGTACCGTCTCCTGATGCTGTATTAAGCAAATCATTTTGTAGTTCTGCTTCTGTTAACTCGTTAGCACCTACTACTGATTCCTCAGTAATGTGAGCTAAGAGATCAGCATCGCTATCAAAATCAATAGATTCTTGTGTATATTCAACAAAAAATCCACGTTTCCTTAGATCAGCTTCTACTTGCAAACGAGTAAAACCAACTCTATTTACACGTCCACCTGATTCGGAAAGAGCAGGAATTTTAGCAGCAATAGATCCGATATCTTTATTACTACCATATATATGACCTCCAGTTTCCTGGATACTACCATAGTTCCCCGCAGCAGTTTGTGCGTTAGCTTCAGTAGCAAAATATCCTGCAGTAGTTGCTGTAGCTGCAGTCCATCCTGTACCAGTTGTAACTTCATCACCAGCAGAATCAAATGCTTGCCATTTAGACTTAGTAATAATTAAGCCTGCTGCATCTAAACCCTGGTCGTTTACGTTGCGATCATCAAGCAAAGGAACATATACATCCTGCTTAATTTTCTTACCCATATTTTTAGGCATAGCTTTAACACTAGCCAAAGGAGAAAAATACTGTTTATCCCTGACAGCGATAATCGCTTTTTTCTCGTAAAAATCAGTACGAGCCTGTGCTCCGATACTTGAAGCAGTTGTGCCCGGATCATTATATTGTTGAGCGGCCATAGTGACCTCCTTTTAATTTAATTTTAAATTAAGCATA